GTATGAAAGAATGTCTTGCTGATCAGAATACCTTGAACAATAACAATCAAACCATTAGTCGTTTGCAGCGGTCTATCTCTAAGATTAAATGTGAGTTAGACGATATGACTACAAACTCTGGTGATATGGGTGAAGCGAATACTGATCTGAGAGAGTTAGATACTGCGATGCACGACCTAACTGACTCTAAGTTTGTTCTTAACGAGCGGTTTGCATATAACCGAATTGCTGGTGAACTGCTTCGTGATACTGGTATTAAGACTAAGATTATCCGGCAATACATTCCGGTTATCAATGAACTTACTAATCAGTATTTGCAGATACTAGACTTCTTCGTCCACTTTGAATTGGATGAAAGCTTTAATGAAACTATCCGGTCACGTTATCGCGATACATTCTCTTATGATTCATTCTCTGAGGGTGAGAAGCAACGTATTGACTTGTCTCTATTATTTACTTGGCGCAACATTGCTAAGATGAAAAATTCAGTATCTACTAATTTGTTGATACTAGATGAAACGTTCGACTCTTCGTTGGACGGTGAGGGTGTAGATAACCTTATGAAGATTATTGATACATTGAAGGAAGACACTAACGTCTTCGTTATCTCTCACAAAACCGAGCTCGAAGATGCACACTTCGAACGCAAAATAACCTTCGTCAAAGAGAAAAACTTTAGCAGAATGCGCGAAAGTACTTGACAGAAGGCCACTAATCCTATATAATGGCTATATATTAATTGAGGAACAACCCAATGGAACTATCTAACCGCACCGTCGAGATCCTTCGCAACTACTCGACAATCAACCCCAACATCGTAGTCAATGGCGGCAACGTCCTAAAGACTATGTCGATAGCAAAGAACATAGTATCTCGTGCCGAGATCGAAGAGACTTTCCCTAACACCTTTGGCATTTATGATCTATCTGAATTCCTATCTGTATTATCGTTGGTGGATCGTCCATCAATTACTTTCGGTGATCATTTCTGCACGGTCAGTGATGGTAGTGGTTTATCTTCTATAAAGTACTTCTACTCTGATCCTGAGATGTTATCTTCACCTAAGAAAGACATCGTCATGCCTGAGTGTGAAGTTAAGTTCTTGCTTACTAACGAAACGCTAAGTAAGATCAAACGTGCTTCATCTGCACTTGGTTACGAGACCATTTCAATTCGTCCATCGGGCAATGCAATTGAAATTAACGTAGTCGACTCAAATGACAAAACGTCTAACTCATTCTCAGTAACAGTTGAAGGATCTTTCCCAGAAGGAACTGACTTTAACTTTATTATGGGAGTCCCTAACATGAAGCTGTTGGGAGAAGATTATGAAGTTGCTATCTCAACTAAGTTGATTTCACACTTCCGTTCTACTACATCACAAACGCAATACTTCATTGCACTAGAAAAGTCATCTACTTATGGAGCATAACATGACAGACGATCAAAAGAACCTTAATGACCTAGCAAACCGTGTAGCACGATCATGTGTTGCGGTTGTAGACACTGTAGTAACACGTGGTGGGTTTAAAGGTGAAGAACTAACTACCATCGGTCAATTACGTGACCAAGCGATCCAAGTAGTAGCACTCTATGAGAATGTTGCGAAGGCACACGCTGAAGCTGCTCCTAAAACTAAAAAGAAGTAGTCCCTCTTATCGGTCTCTTGGTTTGAATGTCTTTGCCCGAGATATGATTTGAATTATTATTTATTATATATATTATGACTAAATCAAATCAAGAGACCGACCCAATTGTTAAAGTTAAATCCCAGTATCGCAAAAGAAACCGCAGTACATGTGTTATCTGGCGCGATGGTCAATTATCCACTCAATATATTTTTTCTATGGTTAATTGTTGGTGAGTGGGGAATAACTGATCCATTCTGGATAACTAACATAATCACGTGTTGGTTCTCCATCACCGCTTTCACTCGCATATATATAATAAGGTCATATGCAGAAAAACGTAGGTTAAATAAACGCTCGGATAGCTCAGTTGGTAGAGCAGCTGACTTGTAATCAGCAGGTCGCAGGTTCGACTCCTGTTCCGAGCTCCATTTCTTTATTGAAAATAAACACCCTTTACTCTTTACATGAGAGGTTTATTGTAGTATAATAGCCTCATTGAATTATATTTTATTATGGAGTTAACATGAGCAATGAGTTTTTGTGGGTTGAGAAATATCGCCCAAAGAAAGTATCCGAAACAATCCTTCCCCCCGAACTAAAGAGCACCTTTCAAACTATCGTCGATGGTGGCGAACTCTTGAATATGATGTTCACTGGTACCGCTGGTACTGGTAAGACCACTGTCGCTCGAGCGATGTGCGAGGAACTAGACCTAGATTACATTGTGATCAACGGTTCGGAAGAAGGTAATATCGAAACACTGCGCGGCAAGATCCGTCAGTTCGCATCATCGGTCTCTCTGTCCGGTGGTTATAAAGTAGTTATCCTAGATGAGGCTGACTATCTAAATCCCCAATCAACGCAACCTGCTCTCCGTGGGTTTATCGAAGAGTTCTCTAACAACTGTCGTTTCATTATGACTTGTAACTTCGAGAACAAGATCATCGAACCTTTACACTCAAGATGTTCTAAGTACGCTTTCAATTTCAATAAGAAAACCATGACCTCTCTATGTGGTGGGTTCATGCAGCGTCTGCAAACAATCTTGCAAGAAGAAGGTGTAGAGTATGACAAGAACGTTGTCGCACAGTTAATAATGAAGCATGCCCCAGATTGGCGTAGAGTTCTTAATGAGGCGCAGAAGGGATCTGTTTCTGGAACGCTGAGTGTCACCAACATATCGGGCGCCGATATTTCTGACTCATATACACAACTGTTCACCGCAATTAGAGAAAAGAACTTTAAGAAGATGCGAGCATGGGTAGTGAACCATATCGATCTAGAGCCCGCTTCTATCTACCGTGGCATATATGATAAGATGTATGACCACGTCGCACCAAACAGTATACCTCAGTTGGTACTAATTCTTGCCGATTATCAGTACAAGAATGCATTTGTTGCAGATCACGAACTAAATCTCGTTGCTTGTATGACTGAAATCATGGCTAACGTAGAGATAAAGTCTTGAGTCCGTTCGAATTCTTGAAAACGATCAACGATACTAAGGTAAACTTGATCCAACAAGATCCTCAAAATGAAAAGAGTTATAATGGATTTGTTATAAATAGATCTTTATCGTACTTTCCTGACACTGTGTTTCTATCCAATGAAATGAATAGATTCCATCATTTAGGTAGTAAGTTGCAATACGACTTTCTTATAAATATTGTACGTAAAAGAAAGAGATTCTCTAAATGGGATAAACCTGACCAAAGAGCAGACATGGAATGTATCAAGAAGTATTACGGATACAGTGAAAGTAAAGCACGACAAGTAATTGAGCTCTTAACAGAATCACAACTAATAGCAATTAACAAGAAGGTATCCACAGGTGGAAGAGAATAATCTAGTTCAATGGAATTCGGACATGATGTTAGAAATAACTCTGTCTGAACCTGACGACTTTTTAAAAGTCAGAGAAACTCTAACTCGTATAGGTGTTGCCTCTCGTAGAGATAATACCCTATATCAATCGTGCCATATCCTCCATAAGCAGGGTAGATACTTTATCGTCCACTTTAAAGAATTATTTTTATTGGACGGAAAGAAATCTAATCTGGAAACTACAGATATGGAAAGACGTAATACTATAGCAACCCTGCTTGCAGACTGGGGTTTGGTTGGTATAGTTAATAAAGAAGTCGCACGTGAATGTGCACCAATGAGACAGATCAAGATCATCTCGTTTAAGGATAAGTCTGAATGGACTCTGCAACCAAAATATAACATTGGAAATAGTTAAGAGAGAGAGAGATTAAATTATGATAGGTTATGGAATATTTGAAGAACGTGATGATTTTATTAAGAACAAGAAACCGTTCTTTGGTAAGCTGCCAATAGACGTTCCTGCAACGTTTGATTGGAATATGTATATGGAACTGATGGATACACATCCAGAAGAATTATATGACCGTAATACAAAGAAGATGCGACTAGGATTGAATTCATTTCATTCTCGTCCAT